CATCGTTAGGGTCTCCAGAAAGAACTCGATCAACCGGTGAGCCTGAGAATGGGTCGATCAGTGTTACAGCGACACAGCCAACAATTGCCTTCTTATATCTAGCGATAGGCTCACCCGTAGATTGTGCCTTTCTGACCGTGTCAAAATACTGCTGGTTAATTCTTTGGTCCATCTTACCTCTCCTTACTTTATCCCACTTGGGAGGGTGGTGGAATTAACCACCACCCTACCCTGATTACATAATCTGTGCTACTGCTTCCTATGCCAGTGATGTAACATCAATCACATAGACGCCCATAGCATTATCAACAATCATTCCGAATTGCTGATAAACCTCAACTAGCCAGTCAGGCGGTGTGGGGTCCATATGCTCCCACTGCTTCCACTTGGGTTCGCCGTAAGTGATAAACTCACCGGCGTTCTCACCGATTACTAGAACGTAACGGTTGGGAATCTGTGGTGTATAGCTAACCAGGTTATTCCACACCTGATCCAGCGCAACGATATTGGCTCCATACCAACTGCCTAGCCATCCGGTCTTGTAGATTTCACGGATAGCATCTTCATTGCCCCAAGTGTTGTTCGCAACGGCATCGACGTGGAAACCACCAAACTGTGTGATGGCACCAAGTCCTCTACGTGTCCCTACGACTGCCTTAACCCCACCAGGAACGGTGTAGTTAACCCAATCAATAGCATTACGTAGAACCGCAGCGGTTAGTGTAGCAGAAGCTACATAGTTGTTAGGGGTGTTGGCTGCTGTCCAGATATTAGCTAGACTTGTGAATACACGGCTAACGTAATGGTCCTGAAGCTTGGCCATCATTTCCCGACGAATTGATTCGACGGTACCGAGAGCACCAGACTCCAGTTCCCAAAGGTTAGCGCGGACCTTGACATCCACACCATCGAGCATGTAGTTCACACGATCCGAGACCGTGATCTCGCTTGCTAGATGAATGGAGCCAGGTACCAATGTCCGAACTTCGATCCCTGTTCGAACCTTCTTTACGAGAGCGTCACCAGGGTTCATCCTCCGTGTATTTAGGAAGAGACCCACGATGTTCTCTGTAACGTGGTTGGGATCAATATACTCTACAATTAGAGAGGCTAGGGCATCGCGCTGACTCTTATCTTGTGCTAGAGCAGCATACGCTTTCTTAAATTCTTCGTTCACGATGCACCTCCTAAAGTGACCTTACGGTCAGGGCGAATGTGCTGGTGTTAAACCGGCTCACTTCGTAAAGGGCGGTTGTACCACTAGCTACGATTGCCAGCATTCCTGCACTGGCTGCGCCATCTGTTGCTGTGTCACATGCACGTAGCCGAGTACCAGGCGTCTGCATGGTAGCATCGTATACGTATTGACCAGAAGGTAGTGTGACCTCTGTCCCAACGCCTGTGAAACCAAGAGCGACAAAGCCGCTCGGAATTACCACACTTTCCTGATTACCAGGGTATGTGAGGTAAATGGTCTTTCCAGTGATGGGAGCGTTGGCTGTCTGGTCCAAAGTCTGCCGGACAGCATACGAGTATGCGGGCCAATAAACAATTGGGGGTTCCCGATTGTCTGCGGGCCAAGTGATTAGGTAAGTGGCTCTGGCCGCCTCGTCTGTTGTATCCGGGAGCTTAACACCAGGAAGATCAGTCAATCTACCAGTCAGGTCAGTCGCAGGCCCGCCATCACGCCGATAACCAGGGTTACTGGTTAGTAGGACGGCTCGACCTTCGGTGATGTCCTCCGTGGTGACGACGCCTTCAATATCATGACTCTTGTTAATTTCCATCTCCTAGATTCCTCCAACTACTCCCGCTTTCTCATTTCCTGTAAGCCAGAGCGTACAATGTCAACCACTGAACGGTCCTGACCTCCAGAGACATCGGGCACTAAGCCAGCAGATGTCGTAGCGGCAGTATTTAGGCTAATCATAACCTCAAGCATGGCCTCAAATGCCTCGTCGGACATATCAAGCCATAGCTCTTGCTTATTTCGTACTTCCTCTTCTGTATATTCAAAACCGGATTCGGAGAGAGCGTTTAGCCTGGTTGCAAGCAACGCGGCGACTGCATCTTCCTTTTCACGCTTTTCTTTATACTCTCGAAGTTCTGTTAATTCTACTTGTAAGGCAGCTAGTTCGTCTGCACTAATAGCTTCCTCGTCATCACCTTCTCTGTTGTCATCAGTAGGTTCCCCCGCATCGTCGTCAGAAGGTTCCCCATCATCAGCAGGCTCACCATCGCTGGCTGGCTCACTGTTATCTGGGTCTGCATCTGGGTCGGCGTCATCAGCACCCTCTTGCGAAGCTACTGATAGTACAGGTGTCCTGTCACCATATGCCGGTACACCGACAATGGTTGCAGCCAAAAGAGTTGGATCGTTGATCCACATTGTGCCGTCGTCATCAGTCTCAGACTCAGTGAATGCAATTTCCCAGGAGATACCAATAGGTTCTCCCTCGGCACTCATTGACTTCAGCATTCCGTAATCACCGTTCCGCTCATCTTTCCAGATAGCTGCTTTACCTACTACCTGTGATTCCTCTTCCTCTAGAGAAGCAATTGCTCCTAGAGGTTCAGCATCATTATGACCTGGCTTGATTTCACCCTTAGCCATCTTCAGAGGCATAAGCAATCCAGTCTCAACTAGACTAGCAAAACCTTCTCGCTTAACACCTTGATGATTTCCATTGGGCTGGTCGTCTGTTAGAACGAACTCAAGCCAACCGAGATTAGGATTATCACGAGCCGCTACAGCAACAAACTTAGCCGTAGAATTTAGAACAACTCGTTGTTCATCCATTGAAATTCTCCTCCGAATGAATTACTACTCACTTTCATCTTGATCGCTTTCTTGGTTGTTATCTTGGGATACCTTCTCAGGTTTAGGTGAGAATGGTACAGGTGCGTATTCTTCAAGACCAAGTTCTTCCATCTGGTCCCGCTCCAACGCCATTCGTTGCATCTCTACACCGAAGTCTATCTTTCCCATTTCTGCCCAACCTGTTCTTGAGATGATCCCGTTCTCGTAATAACCGCGACCGATCTCAATCAGTTCGCTAATATTCTGCAATCTGATCGGTGGGTAGTATGGTTCTGGTATACCCTTGAAGCCGTTTCTGCGCTGTATTTCTTTGTACACCGCTTTGGGGAACTCAAGTAATTGTTCCCTCATAGCTTCGATTGTGTTGGTTGGTGGCAACATGGCAAGTTCCGCATTTGAGGAGCCGCTTCTAGCAGACTCCCCTGCCACGACAATTCTCGGTAAACCAAGAGCGATTAAAATATCTTCATTAACTGAACGATACTTCCCCTCATCCAATAACGCTTCGACGTTTGGCATGATCCAATCAATTTCTAATGTGTGGTTGGAGAACAGTTGGAAAACTCTCTCCTGATTACCAGACATGCCACGCCATAACATCTGCGCTTTTAGATCATCAATTACATCCTCGTCATCTTCAGTTAATGGGTATTCGTCATTGCCCAATCTGAATAACATAATAGCCGAGATAACCCTAGCTGCGATTGCGTAGTCCATCTTCCGTAGGTTCCGCTTGTGCATCATTAGTTCCACAGCAGGAAGCATATACGGTGTAGGCCATACTGACCCACTCTTAGGATAACGTCTAATCACAACGGGGTCAGTTAGCTTAAACTTTTTAACTCCACGTCTTACATCTCTAACATAGGATGGGTACTGTTTCTTCAGTTCCTCATAAGTTTCTGTATCCTCTGTGCCGTCTGAATAAACACCTTTGTTTAGAATAAATTGAATGTCCTCTTCAGGTACATCGACGAATACAGCCAACTTGTTAGGGATGGGAGTTTTCTTAATGTCGATAGACATTGGGTCTCTGTGCCAAAAGTTTATTGGTAGCTGGTAGCTTTTTCTAAGCTTCGGATCAATCTCAGTACCGAGCACGCTGCCCCATTCGGTCTCCGGTATTACCAGGCCAGAAATTAAATACTCGAAAGCTGCTTCTTCTAGGAAGCCAAGCATCAGGTCATCGACATGTTTATAGATAGCATACTCTTTATCAGAACATGTGCCCTGATTTAGAGAGTATCCGTTAATACCAATTTCTACGTTCTTATTTACAGTGGTGTAGGCAAACCCATCATGATTATAGAAGAACCTGCATAGCTCCACTATATCAGCATATTTGTTTGGAACAATCATCTTGTCGATTTGTTCCCCTGCACCCTCGCTGAAAGACCAAGCATAATTCTGCCCTATCGGGTTCCTTGCAAAGCTTGCAGCAAATAATCTTCTTTCTGTAACTTCTTCCATTACATCCCCCAACGCGGCCTATATAGCTTGACCCGCTTTTTGTGTGAATATAAGTCTACCTCTTCAGCCAAATAATAAGCTAATGTTGCGCATAGCAATGCAGCTACATTATGGTCCTGTCCATGCCTTGCACCACCTCTAGCGGTAATCGTAGTAAACACGAGTTCTCCAGATGGTGTCTTTCTATATGTAGTGCGCTCTAGCTCACTGATTAGTGCCTCATCTTTCCAAGAGAAGCAGAACTCATGACTATTCACCTTGGACTGCATTAACTGCATTCCAAACTGCTTCGCTCTAACCTGTAATTCCTCTCCTGATTCGTCGTACCCAATTGGTATCATAGACCTGAACTGAATCGGCATCATTCTAGTTTTGTAGTCTTTATGTTTATATTGAGGATCAGCTAGGAAATGTTGGATAACAGCCTTACCTGAACTTCCTTCGTCTATACCTATTAACCACGGACTGTACATAGAGTCTAGTTTGTCTATAATCTCTTCCTGCACCGGATACTTTACCTGGTGTAATGTGGCCCTAACTAGAAATCTCCACGGGTCATCTTCCTTTTGTTTGTATAGAATGTGTATGATAGTTGGGTCTGTATAGCCAAGGTCTATCCCGAACATTACCCGCGCTGCATTCTTTGGAAGCGGTGGTAGCTCACTGAAAAATCTGTCGATATATCCAGCATCTTCCCTAATCTTTGTTCCATACATTGATCCTTTGAATACACTGTAATCTTTAATCAACATACGGTTTCTATCAAATAGCATGTACGATGGAGCGCCATGCTCACCAAGAACTAGATGTATGTAATCCTCACTATCTGTACCGCCGTATTGCTTGATGTTTCTCTCTTCGTCATCCTGTGAGTATCGCGGGTTACGGTGAGCAGAAATTCTATGCTTGGAAAACTTCGGGTCTTTTTGGTCTGCATAGTAATTGACATTCCGCTCTCTCATTCCGGTGGGCACACCAGACACAATAAGCTGGAACCCCTCTTGGAATGTATTCAAACATGGTAATAGCTCTGTGTACGTTCCCCAACTATAGAAGCCACTTTCGTCTAGGATAATCACAGGAACGTGAAGGCCGACTACGTTTGATCCTGTACCGGACTGTCCAGCAATACGGCAGTCGATCACTGCTTTGTTAAGTAACTTAATAGTGAACGACTGTGAGTTGACTCCCTTGTGACCAATCAGATGTTTAAGAAATGGATGGTTTCTGAACCATCTAGTAAGACGTAAGAATACAGGCTCTAAGTGTACTCTGTTTGGTACTGTATAAACAATCGACTCGTCCCAAAAAACATTGAGGCAAAGCCAAGTCAATTTATCAATTAGCGACACCGTTTTACCTACAGCACGTCCAGCTCTAATAGATACGTAGGGACTAAAGTCTAACATAAACTCTAGCTGGTAGTCAGAGTATTCCCACCCTTTCTCTGGGTCCTCGTATGAGCGGATGAACTCGCCACACCATACTGGATTGCGCATTACTTCTAGCAGAGCCAGTTCCTCTTCGTCTAGTCTCTTTACAATCATTTGATAGGTGGTCCTACCTCTACATTCTTATTTCCGTTCTCTGATAGGAACTTGCTAGTCACGTCAAATTTGTACCCGCATCCATCCCTGCCACATTCCAGGTGTACTACGTTCTCTTCATTCGGATATAGGAACCATACTTTAGCAAGTAGCATATTGCACTTCGGACAGTATATCTCGGCTAACCTATCTGCCAAGAACTTCTTAGCCCTAGACTTCAAATCCTCTAGGAAGTCAACTACATTCTGCCCCTCGTCACCCTGCCTAGCTTTACGGGTGATAGCTAAGTCATTCTGCATTCTAGATGCATCTTCCCTAAACTTGGCAGCGGTTCTATTCATTGAGCCGACCATACCCCAATCTGTCTGGTCGTTGTTAATCTCGTCTTCAATCTGTTTGTCAGTTTCTTCGATCATAACAAACAGTCTAGCCAATCCTTCAAGAGAGATATGGTCATTGATAGACATATTGCTCAGATCGTAGTCACGTTTGAAAGACTGTAATACCCGAGCAACCTTATCCTCAAAATTCCCATGCTGTAGTTGTTGAACAACTGTGTCTAGTTCATCTTCTGATAAATTCCTGTACTGAGGTAGATTCCTCAATTGAGCAGGAGTCATATTCTTTTTCGCCATACCTACCCTCATGCAATAATTTGTGGTATATTACCATAGCAACCCTATGTACCTACTATGG